AATGAGCAAAATTTGCAAATTCTAAGATTTGCAAAGAAACAAGGCTTGCCTTTTGTTAGGTGTTTCAATGAGTTCAAAAGCGACTCAACATTGACAAACGGAGTGGAGCTAGTTACTCAGCCTTTCAGCTCTGATTTCTATGCCAAATATCGCAAGGGATTTGAGGAACTCAGCACAACAATATCAGCAATGAATATTACCGGACATAATGACAACACGGCCGGCGATAATATTGGCTTACATATGCACATTTCTAGAGATGCATTTCATAACGGCATGCATCTATTTAGATTCTTAAAACTGGTTCACCAATCACCGGACCAATTGGACATATTAAGCAATAGAAACGGGAGGTATTATTCCGACATACAACCGCATCGCTCGTTGATGTCTGATTCAAGTATCAAAAAGCAAGATGTTGCAAGGCAATTGGGATTTAAAAAGTCTCAAGGTATTTTGTCCGATGCCGATGTCAAAAAGCTTGCTAAAAGAGTCATGAACGGCGAGAGAGTTGAATCTCGTAATTGGATGAATTATTCAGTTAACAACACGATTGAATATAGATTGCCCGCATCCATCTTTGACAATCAAGAAACCGGCAAGGGAAAGCAAACTCATAATCGATTTGCATCGAATATGGAACTTGTTTTCTCAATGTATGAATATACAATCCATGCCAACAATGATGATGTAAGCTTTTCCGATTACATTACATGGTTAAAAGGAGCTAACCAATTCCATAACATCTTACAACAAATAAAGGAAAGCGACGAATTACTGAGCTTAACTTTTGGAGTCGGCGAGATTGTAAGCGGTCAAAAGGCCGGAGGCGATTTAACCAAAGCCGTTGAAGACCTTGCGGAATTAAATACTAGCTTAATAGATAACCCGATTACCTTGTCCAATCTATCAGCCTTACAAGGCATGATGGAGCGTGCAAATTCGGTGGTCAAATCAGTAACTGGAAATGCACTACTAGACCCGAAACAAGTCAGCAAAAAAGTGGATGCATTCAAATCAAAAAAACAAAACAAAAAAGGAGTTAAATAATGTGCGTAGCAATACTAAAAACAAAGAGTAATAGAGTAACAAGAAAAGAGTTGACCGATGCATGGAACACCAATCCGGATGGAGCTGGTATTGCATGGAGTGAGAAAGGCAAGTTACATGTTGTCAAATCTTACGAGTCTGATGGCTCAATGATGGACCAAAAAAAGTTCATCAATAAGGTCGTGAAATTGCAAACCAAATACCTTGCAAAAAATATGCTGATTCATTTCAGAATAGCAACGCAAGGCTTTGGAGCTGATGGCATGCCGGATGTTGATAATTGCCATCCGTTTGCGGTCAATGATGATGTTGTATTTATCCATAACGGGATGATTAATATGCCCGTTTCAAATCGCATCTCAGATACTAGGTTTTTTAACCGCTTGTATCTTCAGAAATTGCCTTTCAAATTCAGCATCGGAAATGAGGCATTAAGAAAGCTAATCGAATCCAAAATCGGCTCTTCGAAATTGGTTTTCCTTGACTCAAAAGGTAACTATGACATTGCCAATGAGGGCTTTGGTTCGTGGGAAAAGGGCAACTGGTTCTCAAATAGGAATCATTGCCGTGTGGTCAGAAGATTTTCTTTTGACAATGCCTTGCTACCCTCAGATGACGAGTTCAGATTGCGATAATCTAACTCGATAAACACCAAATAAGGCCGTATTTCGTTGATTTACGGCCTTTTTTGTGTCTTTTCATACCTAAACCCTACTTTCCAAAGAAAATGCATTCTAGACCTATTCTCAAGCCTTACAAGGCCATATTTGCTATTCATCCTAGGGATAGATTTAAGCCTCTAAGTCTTTAGGTAAGGAAATGCGACTACTTGTAAAGGCAAGGCATGCAACCAATCGAATCAAAAATTAAAGGCCCGCATTTCATCGATTTCAGCTTTTGAAAATTGCAAGGCATAGCAAATTCAAAAAGTTTGGCCCGCAAATATTTTGCAAAAAATTTGGCCAAAAATTCCGGCAAAAAAAAACCGACTGAGTAGTCGAATTTCGTAAAAAATGAGAAAATCAAGCAAAAAGTTATCCACAATTGCAAATCTATCTCGACAAAAAAAAATTCTCTCTCTAAAACACAAAAACCGACCGGCTAGTCGGTTTAAAAAACTTGTAGCCTTGATTTGTCGACGAGGAAAAACGCATTCTATGACGACAAGCAAACCCGCAAGGCTTTTTTTTTCAAAAATTGGCGACAAAAAACCTGTAGACTCAGCTGTCAAACCCGCAAACTTATACTGGTATACTAGCGATTTTTCTATTTTACTTGTGGTCATAAAACATATGTAAATCGGTATAAAATAATAAAAAAGAAGTAGAAAAAGCTTGACATCAACCCCCCCCCTCCCTAAGTTCTTTGCATGATAACTAAAATAACGAGAGACTTAGAAGATATGTTCAGCTATACTCATGAACAAAGAGGAGGGATACCCTTTATATGTTTACTTGTTTCTATTGTAACCCTCCTCGACTCCTATGCTCTCTCATGTAACAAGGAGTTTAACAATGAGTAAGAATATTACAAAAGAATGTTCTATATGTAATGATGTAATAGATGTACAAGCTACACCCGATGGTACAATATATTGGACTGACGGACACAATGCACAACCAGTTGCCGATGGTAGATGTTGTACCAGCTGTAACTATTCAGCGGTTATTCCAGCGAGACTTTCATACCTTGCAAATTCTACAAACGAAATCGAGGTATCAAATGAGTGTTAGAGATAGAAAGGCAAAGTTTATAAAGCTTATGGAAAGAAGAGTTAATAATGTGCTACATCAGTTAAAGTTGGTAGAGAATCTAGCTAATAAACAAAACTATACATATAGTAATGAGGATGCTAATAAGGCTCTCACTGCTATATCTAAAAGAGTTGATAGAGTAAAAGAGGTTTTTGCAAGGCCGGAAATAAATTATGAGAAAAGGTTTACTTTACGAGGAGGCGACGATGATTAGAGTTAATAACTTAAACACTAAAGAGTTGAAAAAGATACTGCTAGACACAAACGGCAAGATATTCTCCGTATCTTTTATTAAGAAGAATGGCGAACTAAGAAATATGGTCGCAAGGCTTAATGTTAAATCTAGGGCAATCAACCCCGACAAGCCATCTACTGCAATGCTAGACACTAGTAAGCCTTACATTCTAGTGTTTGATTTTCAAAAGGACAATTATAGGATTGTAAACTACGAAACAATACAATCAATCAAATTCAAAGACACACTTTACGAAAGGAGTTCATAATGAACATAGAAATATCAACCAATAAAGACAAATGCCTCAATCAAATATCGGAATCTGACAATAAGTTAATAAGCTTGCTGTCTGACTTTCAAGATATGCAAGGCATGAACACCGGAAGCACGCCTGATTCAAAATTTTTAGCTAAAAACTTTCTGGCTATCTATGCCTTAGGTGTTAGTAGAGGTTTAAATCAAGCTCAGCTTAGCTTAAAAAATCTTTACGATAAAGATACCTTTAATAATGACATGGATAAATTAAGCGGTGTATTGGGCATTCCGTCTGTAGCTGCTCTTGTTGAAAAGGAGCAAGGCAATGAGTAAAAACATTTACGATAGTCAAATAGAAAAAGAGGGCCAAAAATATAAGTCTTGGCTTAAGGAAAAAACTTGCGAGGCAATCGATGAACACAAGTTTAATGAGACTTGTATAGTTAGTAACGATGTTATAATAATTCAAGTTCCATCTAATGTTTCTGATGGCTCTGAGTCTGCTCCAACAATCGATACCGATGATTGTCATAGGCAATTTGAAGAGGCATTGAAGATTTTAGAATCTAATAACGATGCTATACAAGATGGTTGGAATGAAAAACAAAAAGACTATGCAAGGGATGGCATGTAATGGAACTTCTAAAACTGACGCAAGAAATATTTAAGTTAAATTCTAATTGGAATATTGTAATAGGCCTTATAAAAGAAATTCAAATTAAAAAATACACACAAGAAGAATTTGTTATAATAATAGATAAAATAGTAAAGGAGGCCTTTGATGGCTAAGACATTAATGCAAGGTAGAAAGAAAACTACAAGAAAAAACTATGTGAATATAATTCAAGGTAGAAAAAGACAATCCAATACAAAAACGGATAAAGTCTTAGAACACTTAAAAAATCATGGCGAAATAACATCGTGGGAGGCAATACAAATGTTTAAAGCTACGAGACTAAGTGCTATAATTTTTAACCTTAGATTGCAAGGTAATAACATTACTTCAGAAAAAATGAGTTCAGATAATGGCGAAAACTATGTTAAGTATCTACTAAACTCATATCTAGTTTAATGACATTCTCTGAATGGTATATAATCATTGCCACTATTATAATTATAGTGGCGGGATTTAGAGAGTTAGTAAACTGAAAGGCATAGCATGAATAAAAAAGAAAACATAGAAATACAAAATAACGATTATAATAAGTCGGTTGACAATAGGACTTTAAATAGCATGATTTTATATTTAAGAATTAATCGTGTAGCTGAGTTTCAGAATGTTGACCACGGCCAAACTGCAAGGTTTTACGATTATATCTCCGCAAAAAAATATACTAGAGATGACATAATCACCCTTGCTTATAAACACAAGTGGACAAAAGAATGGCAAACATAAATCAAGAAGATAAAGGCGAATTGCAATGCATGGATTGTGGAGGTTCTCCGTCATCTGAGCCAATAGGCTTTGATAACGACCCTATTCATGTGGCTCTTTGTCAATCTTGTAAAGACTGGTCTGATTTTATGTATGAAAAAGATGCAAAGGAAGAAGAAGAAGCCTGCTGTGCAAAATAATCCCTTGCAACATTATATAAAATATACTTATTTTTATGAAAAAACTATGGAAAGAAAATTAAACGAACCTTTAGTTCTTAATTTACACGATAGGGAAGAGTGCGACTACATTATATACAGCTTACAAAAATTACCGCAATGGACAGCAAATGTCGACAAGGTAAAATTAGCAAGCTTAGTTGCGAATTTAAAAGTTATAAAACAGAGTTTACCAAAAAGATAGTTATTGCTACTCAAGCTTTCTTATCTTACCTCTACCCGCTTAGTTATCAATATGTTTGAGTAGCAAATATTAAAAGGCATTGCAAAGGAGCAATAATGAAAGACAAAAAAAAGAAAGTAGGAATTCAAATAGACTTGAACACTTACAACAATCTTAGGATTGAGAGCGGGAAACAATATAGAACAATAACATCTTTAGTACGCAAGGTATTAAACGAGTATCTGCAAAACAAAGACTATGTTCTAATCGAAAAAAAGGATGAAAACTAGGCAATGGTTATATCGAAAAAGAAATTATAAATCGATATAAGGCTATTTTAAAGCCTTGTTTTTTTGACAAATACCACAAAATCGTGGGAAAGCGGGAAGTATGAATAAAAAACAAATAATAGAAAAGTACGGCTTGGATGAGAAGATTCATTTTTGGCCACACAAACAAACTGGTAAGAATATAATAAATTTTGAGGCAATAGAAATCATGATAGATTATCATGACATAAGATTTGATGTGCCCGAAAAAAACTATTCTAAAGTTGATGGCGAGGTTGCCTTGCTTATACAAGGTCATATGTTAAAGCAAAATGAATCGGGCGATTTTGACAGCAAGGGATGTTGGAGTTTTGGCGAGGCTAACCCTAAGAATTGCTACATGGATTATAAGTGGGCAATGGCAGAGAAGAGAGGCAAGGGAAGAGTTGTTATGAAGTTGCTAGGATTTTATGGTGGTAACAATGGTTTCTATTCAGATGTTGAAATGGAAATTGCCGGCGAAGTATCTAAGAATGTAGACTTTGGAATATAAATTAAATTAAAATGCCTCACCAAACGAGAGATGAGGCATTGAAAGGAGTGAACAATGAAGTTCAAGATAATAGAATCTAACGATTTAAATTACGACCTAAAAGATAAAAACACGATTAGTCATAGTAAGTGGTATGCAATGAAACATGATGTTTTTAAAAACCCTAAACGAATAACTTTTGACCCTTTTATAAACGAGATGCAAAATTTGCATAGTTTCTGGTTGCAAGAAAGGCGAGAGAAGATTGCATTGCGTATTGTTTTTACGCTGCTTTTAGTTGCGTTATGCCTTGCGTGTTACAATTTGTATATGGAGGTAATTAATGTTTGATGAGTTAGATGTTTCATTTGGCAACCCCGATGAGTTTTGGGAAAAGACTGAAAGGCAAAGGTTTCAGTATTTTAAAAATTGCAGCTTACACTACTTTGCATTGCTAAGCGACTTGGAAACAGATGATAGATGGAAAAGAAAAGCAAGGTATGCGAAGGAAGTATTTACGAACATAATGTTTTTCTTGGTTTTTATAATGACAACGAAAGAAGAACAAGAAACAGATATTGCAAATAAGTGGATTGCAAGGTTTATGAAAGAATTGAAGGACTCTGGTTCTCCAGATGAAATGTTTATCGATTATAATAAAGTTGGAAATGCCTAAAAAACATGCAGACATTATATCAAATAAATAATCTTACGGCCTTTAAGGGCTATTCTAGTAACCCGTTTTTTTACAAAACAACGAAAAATTCAGTTGCAAGGCAAAATACGCACATTGCAGCTCGATGTTTTTTCCCTTTCACATACCCGACATATGGCGAGATGTTATAATGGGCGGTAACGGATGGATAAAATTACATAGGGAAATCCAACATCATTGGATATTCCAAAGAGATGAATATCTTAAGGCTTGGATTTTGTTACTTATAAAAGCAAACCACAAAGACTTTAAAACTTTAGTATCAGATAAAATACCCGAAGTTGTAATTGTAAAACGAGGTCAAGTTGTTACATCATTAAAGAAACTAGGATTTGAGTTGAGATGGAGTCCGTCAAAAGTAAAAAGATTCTTACATAAACTTCAAAAAGATGAAATGATTCAAATCGCAGATGAGAAAAGATGGACACACCTAAGTATCAATAACTACGAGACTTACCAGTATGCAAGGCACGATGCCGAAACGCAACAGGTGCGACAACGAGATGCGGTCGAACACAATCAAATAATGGAAAAGAAAGAAAAGAAGAAAAAGAATCTTTCACAAAAAGAGCAGATGCAAGGCATATTCAAAAAAACACAGGAGTTGCAGCGTAAGTTTCCTAATACGAATGTAAAGCTAGAGTTCGAAAGAATGTCTGATTGGTTGTTGTCTAGTGGTAAGAGATATAAAAACTATGGTGCTTTCTTTAATAACTGGCTACGCAAGGCACAAGAGAATTCTCCGGAAAGTGAGGGTTCAAATAAAAAAATCTACAGTTATAAATGCGAGGTTTGCAATAATGTAAAAACAAAATCAGAATATAAAGATTTATATGTTTCGTGTTGTGGCGACAAACAATTAAAACCAACAATATAAGGATACCCCCTATGCCAATAAACTCAAGAGATAAAGGAAATAGAGCAGAGCGAGAAGTTGCTAAAACTATAAATAGATACTTAGGAACTAATTGTAGGCGTACGCCCTTGTCGGGCGGACTTTCTATCAAGGGGGATATTATAGATGTTAATCCCGATTCAGCTGCTTTTGACTATCATTTCGAAATAAAAGACCAGAAAAAACTAAACATTCCGCAGTGGTGGAGGCAAATCTATTCCGATTGTGGTAAAAAAATACCAGTGAATATATTTAAAATGAATGCTAAGTTCTATACAACACTAGAACTAACAGACTGGTTGAGCAGTTTAGCTGAAATACAAGACCAAAGAGGCGAGTTGGAAAGCTTGGAGGCTCAGATAAAAATGTTAGAAAAGAAAGTAGATGAACTTAAAAAGGAGACCTTAAATGGTTGAATATGAGAATCAAGTAATAGTTTGTCCAATATGTAATTCATCAAATGTAAAAAAGAATGGATTTCATCACAATAAATCTGGCGAGAGCAAACAAAGATATAAATGTAACTCATGTGGTTATAAATCTATAGACATGATGATATTAGATAAAGATGTTATAACTGAAAATGTCTCTATTTCAAAAAGATTACAAAAAGCACAAGACACTAATCGTATTAAAAACAAATCTTTCCGTGAGTTTGCAAGGCTAGAAAATGCAGTTGGAGAGTATTCTAAGCACCTTATCAGGATATTTCAGGAGTCTCCCTTGCCAAAATTTAAAGAAATTAATGTTAAGTCTTCTAAGGGAACTGGGTTAATACAAATATCAGACACACACTTTAATGAGTTGGTTGATATGGAAAGCAATCAGTATGACTTTGAAATAGCTAGTAAGAGAATGAAAACATTTGTTCGCAAGGCAAAGCTATATCTTAACGCTCTGGGTGTAAAAAAAGTATTTATAGGTATTACTGGCGACTTAATGAACTCCGATAGAAGATTAGATGAATTATTATCAATGGCATCTAATAGGGCTAACGCAACCTTTATAGGTGTAGAGATATTAAAACAAGCTATAGAAGACATAAGAAAAGACTTTCATGTTTCTATAGGGTGTGTTAGTGGTAACGAAAGTAGAGCCAATCAAGAACTAGGTTTTGTAGAAGCAGTAGCATCGGATAACTACGATAATACAATTTTTAATATTTTGTATTATATTTTTAAAGATAGAACCGATATAGAGTTTATACAAATGAAAAACTCATTAGAACTTGTTGTTGAGATAGAGGGTCATAATGTATTGTTAATACATGGACACTCGGTAAAAGGCAAGGTAGAGTCATCGGTAACTCAAATTAAAGGTAGGTACGCAGCACAGGGTGTGCAGCTAAACTATATTATATTTGGACACATACATTCCGCTAGGATTGGAGACACTTATGGTCGCAGCTCTAGCTTGGTAGGTGCTAACGCATACTCGGAGAAAGCTCTTAACTTAGAAAGTCGTGCCTCGCAAAATGTTTATGTTTTTTATAAGAACGGAAACAGAGATGGGTTAAAGATTGACTTACAACACTATGACGACAAAGGTTATGAAATAACTAAAGAACTAGAAGCTTATAACGCAAAGTCAGTCAGTAAGCTTTCGCAAGGGAAAGTTATATTTCAAGTTGTAAAGATATAGTGTTTGACCATTGCGAAAAGATTAATAGAACATGTGCGTTTTGTACCAAAGCTAATGAAAGGCATGAAAGATGGAAGAAGGGATTAGAAGAAGTTTACTATTGTGGACTTGCTACATCTATCAACAGAATAGACTGGATGAAAAAATGTCCGTTGCCAGAAATTAGAAAAAGAAGTAAACTAAGTAGCAAAAAAATGGGATTATAATTAGGGGTGGAGTAATTTATAAACAAACAAAATTAAGAAAGGAATACTAACCCTTGTTTAAATTGTTTGCAAATAAAATACGGTTGGCTACTACACTCCCCCCTATAAGATTTTTAACCAAGAAAAGGAAATACAATGTCAGATAAAAAGAAGAAGTTCGAACCAAATGAACAAACTGGATTTATATTTAAAAACAATTTCAAAAAAGAGGGAAGCAATCAACCGGATTTTACGGGTTCTTGTAAAATAGAGGGGAATTTATACAATGTAAGTCTTTGGAAGAAATTAACTAAGAAAGGCGACCCGATGTTAAGTTTGTCATTCTCTCCGCCAGAAAAAGAAATTAAGAGTACAAAACACGCAGCTAAGCCCGGTCAACCATTATCAGAAGATGATTTACCGTTTTAATAAATATAATTGATTTAAGGCCTATTCTCGTGAGTTTTAAGATACTTCTTGTAGAATAATAAAGCTTACTGAATATATTCCATAGGCTGTTTGCTCAAAAGATAGTTTACCCTCCGTAAACCTAACACTATAATATGTGTTGCCGGCATCAGGGCTAAAATCAAAATTAGATTTTCTTCCACTTGTTGCGTTAATTAACGCTTCTAGTTTTAATCTGTCTGCATTAGAAAGGTTAGTATAGTTAAACTCCCACTGTAGTTGTTTACCAAATCTTTCATTAGTATATACTTTTCCTCCATAAGATTGTAATGTAGATATTCCCTTATAGTTTGTGCTGTGCCCGACATTCATATCGGGATTACGAGATGGAGTGTAGTTTGTGTGGTTTCCTCCAAATC